AAAAAAACCCCGGCGCTAGGCCGGGGTAACAGGGAGGAATGAGCAAACAATCCCGAGGAGAAAGCTGGCAACTGCTTACCAGCAACTCAAGTATAGGCTACACCCGCCACACTCGCAAGCCTTGTATCCCCTCTTCAATCACGACTTTGGTGACAGTCTTGAATCCAAGGCGGCGTGTGACTCGGCTGATTTCGGCTTTCGCCATTCTTGGGTTAACGCAGGGTACAAAAAAGCTGTACCCCCGCTTGAAGTTCTTCCAGTTAATCCCGTACGTCACCGTCTCGATCTTCATTTTCTTGGGCTCCGATCTGCAAATACTCAGATGCAGAGGTGTCAAAACGTAACACACGAACCGCAGGGGAAGTGACCTTCATGCCCTTGGACATACGCTTGTTCATGGCTTCCTTGAATACGCCGATCTTGCCCAGCTCGGTCAGAGTAGACCGGTAGTTGATTTGAGTCTCGACGCAAAAGTCTTTGAACGCCTTGGCCGATATGAACAGTTGCTTGGTGTCCGGCTCAAAGCGAATCAGCAGTTCACCCTTGGGCTCCATCGACGGTAAGGGTGCCAGCGCCGAGTTGCTCGCTATGTCGTTGACCACCAGCGCATTGTTGATGCGGGAGTTGATGAATTCACCCACGATGGTGATTGGGTTTGCTTGCGGAGGCTTAACCTCTTGACGCATCTCGTTGAGCATCACTTTGACCCACTCGTAGATGGCGGGCATATCGTAGTCGTGCAAGCCGAGGCTTTTGGCAATCAGACCCCCTGCAATGTTGCACGCCACCACACCTGACCAGAAGCGCTCCCGTGCGGTGAATTGGACTTCTTTGTCGATGCGGGCTTGGATCTTCCGCAGTAGGCTCACGGCGTCCTCTTTGTTGGCCACCAACCACGTAGCGTAGATTTCCATGGCGTGCCCGTAGTTCTCCCGCAGTTGGTGATCAAACATCTGCTTGCCCACCTCGGCAGAGATCAGCTCGGACGGCTCTATTTTGTACTCCAATAAACGCATGGCTTCGCCGTCAGGACTGCTCTTGGCCACACCGAGCTTCTCGTAAAAGCTGGCGTTGGCTGAACATAGGGTAATCCCTTGCCACTTGGTGTTGTTGATGCGCAGCTCATTGGTCTGCCCCTTCATCTTGTTTTTGCCTCGGCCTTGACTGATGCTGTAAGCCAGATCAGAGAACTCCATGCCACTGAGGTTGGTGATCTCGTCGATGGTGTTGGCCAAATTGTTCATAACGCCCAGTTGGTGAATCTTGGCGTTGAACGTATCCTTATACATGGAGGTCAGGTCTTTGGGCATTCCAGAGACGCTGTTACACATAAACAAGGCGGTCGATTTGCCTGAGCCCGATGACGGGTGAATCAGGTTGATGATGGCCCCTTCCAGCCCTGTAAATTTAAGTAAAGGCGACCCGAAAGCCGTCAGTGCGGCAAACGCTTGGGGCTCAAGACCCTTTTGAGCGTACAGATTGAACACCTCTTTCCATTTCTCAAAGGTGCCCTTGATTTGTAGCTTTGCGGCTACATCCTGTGTCGTGGTCGATGGGGGGCTGTAGAACGTACCATCAACTGTTATTTCTCGGTCGCCGAGGATGAACTTGCTATCCCCATCAACCCAACCAAATTGAGTTCTCATCATTTCTGCTCTCTTTGTGTACTGTAGGTTTTTCACTGACGACACCACAAACGTGGACAGGTTGTCGTACTGTGCCTTGAATGTCACCACTCCATGCTGAGCCAACGCCTTGCGCAACTCATCTTTGGAGCAGATAGTGGACGCCGACATGGTGAACTCCCTCACCCCATCGTGCGGTAGGTGCAAGCGGAACAGGGCCACTTCACCAATCTCCGGGTCTTTCATGCGCTTGAGGGCGTAGAAGTCGTGCTCATACACCAGCGCAGGTGACTCTTCTGAGTTCTCTTTGTCCGGTCGGCGGTATATGCCCCCCTTCTTGCCCCGGAAGTACGGGAACGGAAACTCCGGAATTTGGTATGTGGTGGCTTCGCCCTCTTCTTCAACCACAAACTCGTTATCCTCGGGGTCGGCTTCGGCTATCTCAATACCCAGAACGATCGGTGATTTGATTTTTCCCCTGTGCTGGCATCCGTCGCACCCGCCGGGGTTGCGCTCTTCAAACGTGGTGCAGTGATGTGGGCCCCCACGCTTGCGGATGTTTCGCAGTTTTGTTTCTACTTCTTCTGCGTCGTACTCTGGATGTTGGTTTGACATTTTGTGTGCGGCTTCGTCGCCATCCACACAGAACGCCGTGATTGACAGAGCGGATACCCAAAGCGGTTCATCAATTTCTTGCTGACTCGCAAAGCAGTAGTTCAGTTGCGCACAACCGTTCTCTGCCTTCATCATGATGGTCTTGAACCGTTTGACCTTGTTGTCCATGAGCGCTTGCATCATCGGGCTCATAGATGAGGGTACAAAATCTGGCGTTTCGTCTGGCTCGGGTTCGGGGTTTCCGAGTAGATTCAGCCATTCTTCATACCCCAACTCGGGCGTAGAATTGTTCCAGACCCCCACTGGTTTTGGGTTATCTTTGTCTTTGAAATTTGCCGACCCCAACGGGCGCAACACCCGAGAGGCTTCAAAGACTTTGTCATCAACAATGAGCTTGTGCTCTTTGCAGAGTTGCTTCAGCCGTTTGGCCAGCGGATTCCACTCTTGCCGTGACAAAGTACGGTCGATCAGCCAATAAGCGTGAATGCCATTGCCTGAGTTGATGAGGATTGGTTTGGGCAATCCTACTGTTTTACAGAACTGCTGAAGCTCAGCGAGCCCTGTCTGCTGGTCTAAGTACCCTTCAATTTTGCCCTTGGAGTTAGGCACGCCCTTTGTGGGGCCGCAATCAATGTCCATCCAGAGCGACCTGAAATACAGGGCGTTCTCGTGTGTGCGCTCATCCAGTACACCGAACTTGGCACAACCAAAATAGGCATCGATTTTTGCGTCAACGAATTCTTGAATGATCTCGTCGGCTTGCTCTCTTGTCTCCGCAAAGCGCTGATCTGGGTATCGACCTATACCGATGATGCAGTACCTGCCCTCCGTTGGGAGAACGGTATCAAGAAGGTCGAATGACATGACTTACTTTTTCTTGAGGCTGGCGATATACCGTTCGATGCGTGAGTGAATGGAAGGGTCGGGGACAGAGTCCCCTTTGAACCAATCGTAGATCGCTTGGCGACTGAGCCCGAAGTACCCAGCCACCTCACGAACGCTGACACCCTTATGGATACACACACGACCGAGGGCTACACCGAGAGATTTGATGTTGGCCTGTTTGTTGGCTTGCATCAAACCAATGCTGTAACCAATGGGCATGATTAGTCCTCGTCAGTCCATGCCTTGACCACTGAGTCCAAGTCTTTCTTGGTCACAGTCGGCGCTTCGGCTTTTGTTTTGCTCTCACGCTTGGTGGGAGCGGCTACTTCTTCAGCGGCAGCTTTTGGTGCTTCCAGCTTAGGCGCACGCCCAGACACATCCGCTTGGTACGGAGTCATGATGATCATCTTCTGCACTTCTGGTTTGGAGCCCAGCTTGCCGGTCACTTCAAACTCTTGCTTGTTGATAAAGCGCACGGGGGTGAACAACACAGACTGGTTGTCGTTGTCCTCGTTGAAGCTGATCTGCGTTACGACATAATCGAGCGACTTGCCGTTGTTGGCCAGATACTTGGTGTAGCTCTCGAAGGGGTGGGTGTTGTCACCAACCGACTCACCGAACAGCGACTTGGAAGCCAAGTTCATCTGGTACACACGACCTTCCAGAGAAGTACCGAAGTCCTCTTCCAGAGTCATGGCAATGCGGCGGCTGTAACGGCACGCCTTGGAGTTGCCCATGCCCGAACCCTTGATGTTCTGCTGGCACTCGTCGCAACGGCTGGCTTGGGGATTAGCCGAACCAGCGTCAGGGGATTGACCATCGTTTGAGAAGCAGTCAGGTGCAGTCGGCTCGGCTTCGGGAGTCCACTGCTTGGCGTAGAAAATACGGCCAACTTTGGGTGAAGCGTTGACGATGATGGCATTGATAGTGCCCTTCACCTTGCCCATTTCCTCGCCACCGACAACCTTACGGAAGATGCCGTTCTTGGGCACGATACGGGGAGTACCTGCGGCTTTGCCAGCCAGTTGTTTGGTCAGGTCACTGACACCTGCGGTTTGCAGAAAGTCAGGCAGGTTTGCGTCGATCACAGTGAGATTACTCATTTCAATTTCCTTTTGAACGTCTAACAACCACGGTATAAGAGCGCTCCACATTGAGGCCAATGGGAAGCAAGTCTGGATTCTCAGAGAGAAACTCCTTCATGTTTGTCTGATGAAGTCTCTTCTCCAACAGGCCGAATGCATGGTGTTCAGCGATGAACTTGTGCATCGAATCCCAATCGTTCGTCCAATACCGTGCTTTAAGAGAACGGACGATTGTGCCGTGTGGGGTGCGAACGCTGTCGGCGTTCATGTCTTTGCATATCTCAAGCAGCTTCTGTTCAACCACATCCATCTGTTCCTCGATGGTGGCGAGTTGTTGCTTGTATTTGTCGGTCAGTGCGTCTTTGGCATCACGCATGGCGATGTAGACTTTGGTGAGTTGGTCAAGGTCTGGGGTGAAGGTAGAGGGTTCTTTGCCCTGAACCTCATCGTTCATTTCGCTCATTCTCTGCTCCTGTTTTTGGTTAGTATATCACATTACTTGACATTGTCAAGCAATTTCTTCTTCAGCCGCTAAAATTTCTTGGCGGTATAGATCAATGATCTCGTTGTGGTTGCGAATGTTGTTGCGCAACAGGGCGTACATCCGTGCTTCGACCGGACTTCCCTTGACATGTACAACAGTCATCGGGTTCACTTGTCCGGGTCGGTCGATTCGGGCGTTGGCCTGAAGGTAGGTTTCAACGCTGGTACATGGAGCGTACCAGATGATTGTGTCGGCGGCAGTTAGGGTAAGTCCGTGGGAGGCGGCTTGCGGCTGGATGATGAGCACCTTGGGATCGGTGGAGGTTTGAAACAACTGCACGATTTCCGCACGTTTGTTGACATTCACATCACCATTGATGACCTCGCATGACACACCGTTTTTGGTTAAATGTCTGCGCACCATTTCAATTGAGTGGGAGAACGGCACGAAGATCAGCACCTTGTTGCTACATTCATCCACAACTTCTTGCACCACATTTAGTCGCTCGCTGGCGTCGAAGTCGATGACCTCACCTGTATCTGTGTATACGGAACCACAAGCGATCTGCAGTAACTTACTCACCTTCACGGCGGCATTGACGGCAGAAATGTCTTCACCTGCGGCTTCGATCAGCATCTGCTTGGCCAACGTCTTGTAGTATTTGCGTTGCTGGGCAGTCATGGGTGCGTCTCTGTCCATAAATGTCACCGACGGCAAGTCGAGGCAATCTTTCTTCTCGAACCGAATTGCTGGCTGAAGCACATTGCGCACGATGGCCTTGGCTTCGGGCCGAGGAACCCACCGATAGTCGGTGATTTTGATCATCACTTGATCTCGGAACTGCCCAAAGAACGGAGCAACTCCCTTGGGGTTGATCAACTTTGCCAATCCGTAAGCATCCACAGGCGACTGAGCGGCTGGTGTACCTGTGAGCATCCACAGTCCTTTGACGATTCGACACACTTCCCGCATGTCTTTCCAACGTACAGTGCGGGGGTTCTTGTAGGCTGAGGCTTCATCAATCACGATCAGGTCAAACCCGCCCCTAATGATCTCGTTCTTGAGGATGCTCACGCCGTCAAAATTGACGATGACGAACTCGGCGCCCGCGTTGAGAATCTCTTTACGCTTCTTAGCAGAGCCATAAGCGACAGACACTGTACGGTGAAGCGCAAACTTGAACAAGTCGGCTTGCCACGCAGACTTCATGATGGACAGGGGGCACACAACCAGCACCCGCTTGACCACGCCAAGGTTCATCAAATAGTCCACGGCCCAAATCACTGATGCAGTTTTGCCAGTGCCTTGCTCGTTGAAGCAAAACGCCTTGCGGTTACTAATCAAAAACTCTGCTGTTGACTTCTGATGTTCGAACGGTTGGAACCCCGGAGGCCGGGGCCACTGATATTCTGATAGGTTCACTTCTTTTTTCTTTCCTTGGTGCTGACTTCGGACACTACTTTGTGGTTAGAGCCACGCTTGAACGAACGATTGGCCGATGGGCTTTGCAGTTTCGTTCCGTTTTTGTTTGACCCACCCTTAGATAGAGCTTTGATGTGTGCAACATCTTTTCCTTCACGGACATCAGCACGGCCATCTTTGTCTCGGTCGGGGTTCTTTTTGTCGATTGCTTCTCGTGCTCGCTGGCGTTCAAGACGCTCATCTGCTTCTCCTCTGGCGATCTGTTGTTGATATTCTTTTTTGTACGGACGGGGTTTGTTAACGTATGGCATGATCAAGTTCCTTTGAAAGTTCGCCTTCGGACGTTGTCAGGCTGTCTACCGACAATCCAAACTGATTCATGGTTTCGGGGCCACTGACCCACAGCGGTTGCCGACCATCCTTCTCTATGCCTCTGAGCATTTGCCCAACTTTGATGCTGACTTCCATCAGCATATCGTGCTTGTTCTTTGCCATTTCTTGTTTGATGGCCTCGGCTACTGCCTCACGGATAATGTCGGACGCCACTTCACGCACTCGGCGCTTCAGTTCGCCTTCAAGAATCAGGGCTGTATCGGTCTCTTGGTTTGTCATGCTCATTTGTTTCTCCTTCAGGCTCTGTTGTATTCGCACTGCTTGACCGGACAGAACCGGCACAGTGCGCTTTCTTTGGGGTTCCAGACTCCATTTTCCAACGCCGCTTCGATTCGTGCAACATCTCGGCGGGGGCCTTCGATGTACTTGGGAATCATCTCGGCATGGTGCTCGGCTTTGACAAA